GCAGTCGGCGGCGTCTTCAATCGCACTTCGGAGCCATGCTTCCGGACTTGCCATGCGTCACCCCTGGTAGCCTTTGTTTTTGCCGCCCGCGACTTCCTTGGCCGCCTTCTCCAGGGCGAGAGCCATCTCCCCCGCGAGCTTCTTAGAGGTCTTCGGGGCGATCTCCGCCATCGACCTTTGCACCATCCGCCGGGGCTCGAGGCCGCGGGATGTGCCGAACTCAAGCCAGATCGCCTTTTTGCTTTCGGTGCCTGCCTTGTAGCCGAGCGTGCCGACGACGACGCCGTCCTTGTTGCGGCCGATGTATTTCGCTCGCGTCGTGACGGCCCGCCGCAGAGCCCCGCCGCGGACTTTCCGTAGCTTGCCGCTCCCGGCCGTGAACTGCCCGCGGGCGTTCCTCGTCTTCGCCGATCGGACGACCTTCGTCCCGCCCTTCGGCGTGTTCTTCCTTAGGACCGGCACGCCTTCCTTCAGCGCCCGCCGCATGGCGGCCTGGAGGTGCTTCTTCGCGATGTGCCGCGGCAGTTCGGCGTAGGACTGCATAAGCGCCCCGATCTCGCCTTCGACCGTCTTCCAGTTAAGGGAGATCATGTGGCCTGCTCCTCGACCGTGAGCTCGTGCTCTTCGCGGTGGCCCCGCTCGACAACGCTCGAGATGTAGAGGAGGCGATTGTCCCGCGAGACCCACCGCAGGCGGTGCTGGCCGGTGAGGCCCGGGTAGAAACGGATCCGGACGGTCGCCGAGACGGTGCCGCCAATCTGCCCGCGGCGGTCCTGCTCCGAGTAGGAGAGGGCCTCGTAGGAGCCGCGGCGGCGGCCGATCTCGTTCCACTCCTGGACGCTCTCGCCGAGCGCGTTCCGCGTCTCGGTCGGGGCTTCGATCGCGAACGTCTCGCGGAGGAGTCCGGCGGGTAGTGGCATCACCAGCTCCCGTTAACGGATTCGCTCGCGAGGAGAACTTCGACGCCCATCGGCAACTCCCCGACCCCCTCGGTCGTCGCGGCCTCGCGGTGGGCGTAGAGGTGGCCGACGATCAAGAGCAGGGCGGAGCGGAGCTGGGGGGCGACCGCGGCGGCGGTCGCGTTGCCCGCCCAGTAGGTTACGACCACTTCGTCGGCGGGCCGCTCGTCGAGCTCGAGCTCGGCGGGCCGGGCGTCCTCCTCGAGTGTGTAGTCGCTGGCCGAGAGGGCCTCGCCGCCGACCGTGACGGAGAGCGGGTAGTCCTCGCCCGTGAGCAGTGGCGGATTGGGCAGCTCGAGGAACGTCGCCCCGGCCGACCACTTCGCCCGGTACTGTTGGGCAACGAGGGCGATCCCGAGCCGCTGCTCGATCAGTCGGCGGCCGGTGGCGATCAAGGCCGAGACGAGGGCGTCGTCGTCGGTCTGGTCGGCCATGAGCCGAAGGTGGGCCTTCGCTTCGGCCAGGCTGACCGGCTCGACCGTCGGCAGCGTAACGAGGCGGACCGTACGCGGTTTCATGCTCGCCTCCTAGCGTGTCTCGACTTTGGCCGTCGCGGCGACCGACCTCTCCGGATTGCTCGTCGGCAGCGACCGCTGCGCCTCGGCGACCGCCGTCCCGTTCCCGACCAGAAACTCCGCCAGGCCGGGGGTCGCCTGAATGACCGACCCCGCCCGATAACCGCGATAGGACTTCAGGAGGCGGAGGGTGTGCATAAATAGGGATGCCCCGGGGCGGCATCCCTGCCACCCCGGGGCGACCTAGGAGGACTGCTGGACTTAGTCGACGATGAGCTTCGCCACGAACGAGGCGTCGTGGTTGGCGATGCCGACCCGCTGCGTGCCGCGGAAGAGGACGCCGTCCTTCGCGAAGGCGGCGTGCTCGCTCGCTGCGACCTGGAGACCGTTGGCCTTGTAGGCCACGGCGGTCGCCATCGAGAAGTCGCCGTAGAGGGCGAGCGTCCCTTCGGGCAGGCCGAGGCACTTGTAGACCGGCGAGCCCATGACGAGCGGGAGGACCCGGTCGCCGATGGTCGTCGACTGCGTGACGATGGAGGCCTTCATGATGTGAGCCCAACCGGCCGAGCTCACCACCCAGGCGGTATTCATCGCCCGGGCGTCCACCTTGCCGACGAGCTCGGCGAGGTCCACGCCGTCGTTGTCGACGCCAGCCGTCACGGTGTTGCCCGAGGAGACCTCGGAGACGAGGCCGTCGATGCCCTTACCGGCATCGCCTTGGAGCCACACGGTGTCGACCTTCTTCGCGATCGCCAGGCCGAAGCGGTTCGCCACGGTCTGCGCGAGGTTCACGACGGCGGCCGAGTCCTGAACGAGCTCGTTCGAGATCTCGATCGTGCGGCCCATCTTGTGCAGCAGGATTTCGACCTTATCGGTCGTCATCTCGTCGCCCGTGATGGTCTCGAGCTCGTCGAACCACTGCGCCTCGATCTCGCCGATCTTCGGCACGACGATCGAATTCGAGCTCGTCTGGTAGCCGCTGGCGAGCTGGAGGCCCACCGAGGCGTAGCCGAGAACGTCGATGAAGCCGTTGTAGAGCTCGGCCGACACCAGCTCGGCACCCTTGCCGTCGTACGTCGGGCTCGTCTCGCCCATCGACCGCAGCTCGCCGCGGGCGAGGGCCTGGAGGAACCGGCCCGCGTTGGCGGCCGCTTCCACGCTGCCGAAGCCGCGGAGGCTCTGGGACTTGCCGGGCATCACATGCACGGCCGGGGCCTTCCGCTTCTCGGTGGCCTTCTCGACATCGGCCCGACTGTCCGTCGCGAGCGCGGCCCGAAGGCCTTCGGATGCGGCGGCCCGCTTCGACTCGAGGGCGTGCTGCTTGTTGATCTCGGCGACGAGCTCTTCGCCGCGGGCGACGGCCTGGTCGAGGTTGCCGCTGATCGTCGCCGCTTCCGCATCGTCGGCGGGAGTCATGGCGCGGAGGGTGTCGATCTCGGTCGCGACCTTCGCGGCCTCATCCTGCAACTTGCGGAGAGCGATAGACATCGTGAACTTCCTTGTTCGAGGATCTGGGGGAACCGAACGCGAGACTATGGCGAGAGCGCGCCGCCGCTGAAGTTGCCGCGTACTAGCGGAGAACGCTTTTCGGGCATTGCCCGTCTGGGCAGCCCTTGCCGCCCTTGCACTTGCAGCTAGACGGGCAGGGGCAGGGGGTGCGGTGGCCGTCGCCGTGGACGATGACGCCCGTCCCCTTGCACTCGCCGCAGCACTTGCCCGGCGTCGGGGCCGGGGCCGGGGGAGCGGTGTCGATCGCCAGGGACGCGCGGGCCGCCGCGACCGCTGCCGCGGCCTTCGGGTGCTCGCGGCCGATGGCGGCCGGGTCGGCCGTCAGCCAGACGAGGAACGCGATGAACGCTTCCCACATGGCTACCATCCCTCCCCGTGGTTCACGACCTGGTAGCCGTCCTCGCCGACGGGCGGCGCGTGGACGAGATGACGCTCCTCCTGGGCCGGGGGCTTCTCGGCGACGAGGGCGATCCAGAGAAACGACTTGGCGGCCCGGGCGATCCAGTGGAGGACCGGGCGGTCCGGGGCCGGGGGCGAAGGGCTCGAGGTGCCGGAGGCGAAGTAGCCGACCGCGAACGCGGCGACGATGGCGAGTAGGGTCTTCCGGTCAATCGTCATTCGTCACCTCTCATCGAAAGCGTCTCCACCGGGGGCGGGGAAAACCAGTTGCCGTTATGAAGGTCGCGCCACTTGAAGCCGGTCTCGACGGAGCCGATCGCGTAGGAGTCGCCCTGGCCGAGAATCCGCTCCGCGTCGGGCCGCGTGATCCAGAAGGTGCCGTCGGGTTGATCGGCCGGGAACTTCCCACCGCCGACGTAGTTCCCCCACGAATTGCAAACGAGCACGCCGTCCCGCGGGCGTGTCGTCCCCGGCGGGGCGTTCTTCGCGAACCTCACGCCGATAATTGCCATCTGGTGCATCCATGTACCGGAGGCCGCACAGAATCCGTCGGCGTCGCGGGGGCCGCTGTTGAAACCGACGGAGCTGGCGATCGTCACAGGGAAGCCGGAGCCGATCGCGGCGACGAGCTCGGCCCAGGTGCGGACGGCGACAACGTGCTTGCAGGGGTGCCGCTTCGCGATCGTGTCGAGCCTGCCGCCGTCACCGCGGCCGCCGTTGCCGTAGGCTCCCCACTCCTTCGCCCGGTCGGCGGAGTAGACCGTGAGGTCGAGCCCTTCGTATTTCTGGCGATAGACGACGCCCCAATCTCGGAGCCACTTCGCCGCGCCCCAGCCGGTCGCCCCGTCCGAATAGCCACCGACGGGCGAGGCTCCGTCTCCGGGCCTGCCGCGGCTCTCGACGCGAGCCCCGCCGTAGATGCTTTCGCTGGCGGGGAGGAGCGGAGGCTCCGGCGATTGGCCGAGCTCCCAGGAGACCGACTCCGCGCAGTAGACGGCGTGCATGGCCCCCCAAGAAACGCAGTCCCCTATGCCCTGCCTGCCGACAACGAACGGCTTTCCGTACCGGGCGCGGTGGGCCTTGTCCATTGCCCGATGGAGGAACGTGTCGACCTCCTCGGCCTTCGCCATAGCCTCGGCTCCGGCGTCGCGGAAGAGCGGTTGCGGCAGCTCGGAGAGGAACTCGCGGACGCCTTCGGGGTCCGGCGTGTAACCGAACCGCTCGCCCGCTGGCGGCGCGGGGCGGGTCCACCATTCGAGAGCCAGGAGGAAGGCGACGCCCAGGAGGAGGGCGGCCGCCAGGATCCGGGCCGGATGCCGGTCAGCGTGACGCATCGGCGGCGGCCCTCCCGACCTCGCGATACGCGGCGATCCACTTGGCCCGCTGCTCCGGTGTCACCGGCCCGCCGGAGACTCCGGCCGCTTGGTCGAGGTATGCCTTGATCGCGTCGCGGGCGCGGGGGTGCTTCTCGCCCAGGCTCACGCCCCGGCAGAGCAGGAGGCGGGCGCGGACCCGCAGCTCGTCGAACGAGACGCCCGTCTTCAGGAACGGCTCCGCCTGCATGCCGTCGAATTCGATCTCGCTCGCCAGCTCCTCGAGCAGGGCCGCGGTCGTCGCCGCGTCGGCGGCGGCGTCGGGGCCGACAAACTTCCCGCGGAGCGTGAACGACTCCGGGGCGGGCGGGGCGGGCGTCGGGGCCTCCGGCCGCGACGAGGCCCACGATACGAACGCGGCCGCAATGAGCGCCGCCGCGGCCACATGCCGCCCGTCGAGGTCCGGCCGCTGCCAGTGCTTCGCGTGCTCGACGAGCCACGGCCAGGCGAGGGCGGCGGCGGCGGCGAGGACCAGG